GAGAACTCTAAGTATCGATCAAGTTTATAAGGATCGATTTGCAATGTGGCAATTTGGTGAATTTGATTATATCGACTCTATCAAATCACTTCAAAATGGAACAAGAACTAGATTCCCACTTAATTTCAATAATGAGTTGATTAGTGTAGAGGCAAGTAATACACTATCTGAAAGTGTAGATATTGAGAATATATTCTTTGTTACTATAAATGGTATAATTCAAGAACCAACTAAAGCATATACTATAAATGGTGGAACTTCCATAAACTTCAGTGTAGCACCAACTGGTGATTCTGAAGTTGGAAAAAATGATGGTGATGATATTAGTATTCTATTTTATAGAGGAACATCTGGAGTAGATTCATTAATTGTTGATGGAGATGATTCAAATATAAAAACAGGTGATGGAGTAAGAATTGAATCTGGTAATCAAATACCAGCACAAGATAATAGAACCATAACGGGAATTACTACATCGACTGTTTTAGATACAACTGTATATCGAAATCAAGGTATTAGTGATATAATTTCAAGACCTCTAACACTCATTAAACAAAAAAATGATCTTACGATTAACAAAGTTGTGGTTTCGAAAAAAAGATCTGAGTTAGAACCAAGAATAATACCAATTGCAAAGATAATTGATGATATTTCTACTACAGATACGGTGTTGTTTACAGATAATGCAGATTTATTTAATTATGAAGATGAAGGAACAGTATTGATAAATGCATCAATTACCAATTTAAGTAATCTCAATTCCGTGAATGCATCTGCTACTGCAACTGTTTCTTCAGGAACAGTCAGTGGAATTACAATAACTAACGTCGGTTCTGGGTATGCATCAGCCCCAACAGTTTCTATTTCTGCTCCACCAAGTATTGGTGTTGGTGTAGGAACAACAGCAACTGCCACGGCAGTCTTAGGGGGTGATTTTTTATATGATATACAAATTACAAATCCAGGTTTAGGATATACCATCGCACCAAAAGTTTTGATTAGTAGTCCAATACAATCAAATACCTTTGAAAACTTAACAACTTCAGGATTAACTATTTTGGAAAGCGCTGGTTTGATTACAGGAATCGGAACAACAACATTATCAAATAAATTGGGATTAGAATTTTCAGTGAAAAAGGATAGTACTGCAAACTTTAATGCAATAAATGTTGGTGATCCAATTTATATTTTTAACACTACAATCGGATCAGGACTTATATCTATTAATAATAGTGGTTCAGATACTGATACTGTGGGTATTGGTACAACATTTGTGGATAATATATATACCGTTGCATCATTTACAAGTAGTGCTAATACTGGAGTTGTTACTTGCCTAATAAAATCTAACACATCCACCACTGGATTGAGTGCTGTTGGATTTGCGACAGCACCAGTTGGAAACTATTCCATAGCAAAAATAAGTGGATTTACAAGATCATCATCACCTGTATCAATCGGAGTTACGGGATTGACTATTGATGCTGGATTATCAACATTCCCAACACTTAAAAGGACTGGTGGTAACGATACATTCAATAAAACTGGTGGATTATTGACACCTTCTTAAATAATGTTAAATATTATGTATAAATATCTAAAAAACTATTAATATGCCAGCGGTAGTAACAGATCAATTTAGAATAGCAAACGCAGGTAATTTTGTAGATTCTGTTTTAGACTCTAATAATTCTTACTATGTATTTTTAGGATTGCCTAATCCAGCAGTAGCTGGTTTTGGTAGAACAACATCTTGGCCATCCGATCCAATTGATAATCAGCAATATCTAACACACTACAGAGACACTTCACTATTCGGGAAAAAAATAAATTCTTCAAATATAAGAAGAGTAGTAAAAAAACATAGTTGGGCAGCTAACACCAAGTATGATATATATCGTCATGATTATAATGAGCAAACAAATAAAGCACCAAACTCACAAACTGGAAGTTTGTATAAAACAAATTATTATGTTATAACTTCTGAATTTAAAGTTTATATTTGTTTGAGTAATGGTAGTACTGGTGATTCTCCTAAAGGTGTAGATTCATTAGATGAACCCACTTTTACAGATTTAGAACCATCTACAGCTGGTACGCAAGATCCTTATGTATGGAAATATCTGTTCACAATTTCACCAAGTGACGTTATAAAATTCGATTCAATCGAGTATATTGTTTTGCCAAATGATTGGTCAACAACCACTGACTCACAAATTCAATCAGTTAGAGAGGCAGGAGATTCTGATATTAATAAAAATCAGATAAGGAAAGTATATATTGAAAATGGTGGAACTGGTTATACAGGCACGAGTGAAATTTGTAATATTCTTGGTGATGGAAGTGGTGCAAAGGCACTTGTAACTATTACCAGTGGTAAAATTACTGATGTGATTGTTACATCTGGTGGTTCTGGGTATACATTTGGTATGGTAGACCTAACAAATCTTGGTACACCGTCAACTCATGCAAAGTTGATACCGATAATTCCACCCTCTAAAGGACATGGATTTGATATTTACACTGAGTTAGGTGCCGATAAAGTTTTAGTTTATTCACGTTTTGATGATTCAACAAAGGATTTTCCAATAGATACTCATTTTGGTCAAGTGGGAATAATTAAAAATCCAAATGACTTTACAAATTCAGGCATATTAACGGCTTCTCAATTCTCATCTTTATCCTCTATTAAATTAAGTACTGCAATTCCTTCAACCACAGATTTTAATGCTTTGATTGGTATTGGAATCACACAATCTGTAAGTGGAGGCACTGCAAAGGGTATTGTGGCATCATATGATAAAGATACTAAAGTTTTGAAATATATTCAAGATAGAGGTTCATATTTAAATCCAACTTCTTTTGATAACACTGATTTTGCAAATGTCGGTACAAGATCAAAAGTTTTGTCTTTTGAAAATACAGATACATCTAGTGATATATTTGGTCAAGGTGGAGCAGTTTCTTTTTCATCTGGTATTGAGGATTTTACTGGAATTACAACCACAATTGGTAATAGACAGATAAATTTGGGAGTTAACTTCACAAATGGTCTAGCCGATCCAGAAATAAATAAAAAGACTGGTGATGTCATCTACATTGATAACAGAAAAAAAGTTGAAAGAGACATCAGGCAAAAAGAAGACGTTAAAATCATTCTAGAATTCTAAGAAAATGTCACAAAAAATTAATCTAAATGCAAGTCCATACTATGATGATTTTGATAGTCAGAAAAATTTTCATAGGGTTCTTTATAAACCTGGTTTTCCAGTACAAGCAAGAGAATTAACACAACAACAATCAATATCACAAAATCAAATTGAAAAATTTGGTGATCATATATTTAAAGAAGGTTCAGTTGTAATACCAGGAGGAGTCGGATATGATACACAATATAATGCGGTAAAATTAAATAGTACTAATTTTAATATTGATATATCAGTATACATTGATAATTTTATTGGAAAGAGAATAATTGGATCAGAATCAGGAATAGAAGCAGTTGTAAAGTTTGTTTCTCTTCCAGATGGTGGTGATGTAGAAAATATAACTTTATATGTAACTTATTTAAGTGCCGATAACAATTCACAATACACTACCTTTGTAAATGGAGAAACATTAAGTGCAACCGAAAGTGTTGTATACGGTAATACCACAATTAGTGCTAATACTCCATTTGCATCACTAGTTTCTGAAGATGCAACTGCCATTGGATCTGCTGCATTTATTTCTGAAGGAGTATATTATGTAAGAGGATTTTTTGTTAATGTTTCTGATCAAATAATTATATTAGATCATTACTCAAACAATCCAAAATATAGAGTTGGATTACAGGTTAATGAATTAATTGTTGATGCAAAAGAGGATAATTCTTTGTTTGATAACGCAAAGGGATTTACTAATTTTGCAGCACCAGGTGCTGATAGACTTAGTATAGAATTAAAATTAACTAAAAAACTATTAACCGATAAAAATGATACTGATTTTATTGAATTATTAAGACTTGATGATGGTATATTGAAGGTAATACAACCAAAGAGTCAGTATAATAAAATTCGTGACTGGATTGCAGAAAGAACTTATGATGAATCTGGTGATTATAGTGTAGAACCATTTAAAATGAATTTATTCAATTCATTAAATGATAATTTTGGAAATGGTGGTTTATTTTTTAAAGATGAAAAAACAGATCAAGAAAATACACCATCAGATGATTTAATGTGTTTAAAAATATCTGCAGGTGAAGCATATGTAAGAGGATATGATATTAAAAAAGCAGGGACAACAATTGTAGATGTTGAAAAACCAAGAGATGTTGGAATTAGAAGTGATGTGGGTGTTGGTTTTGAGATGGGAAATATTTTAAAGTTGAATAATGTTACACAAGGTATTGCAGTTCAAGGAAGTATAGTAAAATTATTTGATAACTTTAACTCTACTGGAACTAATATTGGTAGTGCAAGAGTTTATGCGTTTAATTTAGAGGACGCTGCTTATGAGGATGCATCTACAAGATGGGAATTAAGATTGTTTGATGCTCAAACAAATACAGATTTAGTTTTAAATCAAGCAGTAAGTAATACTCAATTACCAAAAGGTTCATTTGTAAAGGGAAAAAGTAGTGGAGCAAGTGGATTTGCCGTTGGTGCTGGTGGTAATTCAACAGTTATTTCATTGAATGAAACTTCAGGATCATTTAATGTTGGTGAACAGATACAAATAAATGGTGTTGATTTTCCAAGAACAATTGGAATTGCAACTGCATATACAGCACAAGATATCAAATCTGTGGGTGACGGTGCCAAATTGAAGGCAGATGCCGTATTAGAGAGATTCAGACTGCCAAACAATATAGTTGATGTAGTTATTGATGGTGCCACTGTTACCGCACCAGGTAACGTATTTACAGGCATGAAGGTTGGATCTGTTGTTAGATATGCAAAACCAGGATTTAGCACAGAAACTTATAATAAAGTTGCATCTGTTGGTGCTGGTGGAACTAATTTAACACTTCAAGCAATATCTTCAGGAGTTCCTGGTGTATATGAAGGTGCTCTTGCTACTGGTGATTCAATATCAGTTCCAATGTTTATTGGTGCACCGTTTATAGAGGGAACAGGATCTTTGTTCGTACCTTTACCAAACATCAATATAGCAGATATTAATTTATCAGATTCTACATTAAAAATTACAAAACAAGTTTCTAAAGTTGCATCTGGTGGTTCAGTAACAATTGCAGATAGTGATATTACAGATGTGTCTGATGTGATATTTGAAACTTTTGATCAGGAAAGATATTCATTGTTTACCACATCCAGTGGTGCTCCTCTCACAATTACAAATGATTCGTTTTTATATGGAAGCAATCAAATTTCTGTGTTTGATGTAACTGGTAATAACAATAAAACATTAAATGTAACTCTTACTAAAACAAAAATTAAATCAAAATTAAAAACTTATAATCGAAGTCAAAAAATTAATATAACCAGATCAAAAAATGCACAGTCAGGTAGTGTTGCAGCAGGAAATGGTGGTTCAATTGCAGATGGACTTACTTTTGATGCTAGATATGGATTAAGAGTTCAAGATGAGGAAATATCTTTAAATTATCCAGATGTCGTTAAAGTTTTAGGAGTTTATGAATCTACAAATACATCTGCACCAGTATTAGATAAATTGACTTTTACAAGCACTGTTGCTGTACATGATAATGCAATTATTGGTGAAAACATAATTAGTCAAGAAAACAATACAATTGCAAGAGTTGTATCTTCACCCACCAATAATGTATTAGAAATAGTATACTTAACAACAGGAAAATTTCAGACAGGTGAATTAGTAAAATTTGAAGAATCAAATATAGAATCAACTATTGAATCAATTACAATTGGAAAATATAAAAACATAACAAATTTATTTACCTTAGATAAAGGTCAGAAAGATCAGTATTATGATTATTCAAGACTAGTGCGTAATCGAAATATTTCTGAACCAAGTGCTCAATTATTAGTAGTATTTGATTATTATTCTGTTGCTTCTGATGATGGTGATGTATTTACAGTATTAAGTTACGACGAAGAAAGATTTTCAAATGATATACCTGATATTGGTATATTTGGTGTAAGAGCAACAGATACACTTGATTTTAGACCAAGAGTTTCAGTATATGATCCCTCTACTGATACAGGATCACCTTTTGAATTTTCTGCAAGAGATTTTAGTGGAACTGCTGTTTTACGTTATATTACACCAAATGAAAGTTCTATAGTTGATTTTGAGCATTATTTACCAAGAGTTGATAGTGTTTATCTTAATAAATTTGGTGAATTCATATACGAAAAGGGAGTATCAAGTTTAGATCCGAAGGAACCTGTTAAAACTGCTGAATTAATGAAATTGGCAACAGTCACATTACCATCGTACCTATTTAATACTCAAGATGCAATCTTAAGTTTTGTTGATAATCGAAGATTTACAATGAGAGATATTGGTGATATTGAGGATAGAGTTACTAATTTAGAAGAAACTACCACACTATCTCTTTTAGAGGTAAGTGCTCAAACTTTACAAATTCAAGATGAAGAAGGTAGAAATAGATTTAAAAGTGGATTATTTGCAGACTCATTTAGAAATTATTCATTTATAGATCTTGATCAATCATTAATACAAATAAATCCCAATGCACAAGAATTGATAGCACCTAGAACAAGGAATACTCTAGCATCTCAAATTACACCAGCACAAAATATTATTAGTTCAGAGTTAGATTTTAATGAAGATTTTGAATTATTTGACTCAAACGTTAAAAAGACAGGAAATATAATTACTTTAAATTATGATGAAGTTGAGTGGATCAGTCAACCATATGCAACAGAAACTATAAATGTTAACCCCTATGAACTACCAGTATTTTTTGGTGAAGTAGAATTAGATCCTCAAAGTGACATATGGACTAAAACTGTACAACTTGAAGATAAAACTATTCGACAAACAGGTGTTGATAAAACTCTAGCTTTCTTTGATGAACGAGTAAATCAAAGTGCCTTGAGGAAAATCAACAGTTTTGATCAAGCTAATAATGCAAAAACATTTAATGGAATGTTATATATGAATCCACACGGTGATGCGGGTCGTAGGCAAAGACAAGGAATAATGAAGGCAGGACAATTTATTCAACAACTCGATGCAGACGGAATAGCTAGAAACAAGTACGTACAGAGACAAAAAAGTTTTTCAAACGTTCGAGTTGTAAGTAATCAAAATCTTTTAGTCGGATCAACTAATGATGATTTTGTTAGATCTCGAAATATTCAATTTATATCTGAAGGATTTTTAGACTTTGTACAGACATACTTATTCTTTGATGGTCAAAAGATATCAGATATAATTCCAAAATTACTTGAAATAACACCAACAAAAAATGGTTCTGCATATGGATCAAAGGGTTCATACAAAATTGGAGAGGAAGTTCATGCTCTCAATGAAGAGGGTGATGTAATTATGAAATTTAGATTATGTCAACCAAATCATAAATCTGGAAAATATAATAGTCCATCGGAAACATATTTTAATAATCCTTACACTTTAGGTGTAACTGAAATATCATCAAATTATAGTCAACAATCAACAGTTTTGAATGTTGATACCAAAGCACTTTCTGAAGAAGCACAGGGTAAATATTTTGGATATGTGACAAAAAATTCTCAACTGGTTGGGCAGGAAAGTGGTGCTACTTCATTTGTAAAAGATTTAAGATTAATCACTGATGCTTTTGGTGATATAATTGGTTCATGTTTTATTCGTGATCCACATAATCAACCAGCACCACCTGTCAAGATACAAACAGGTCTTACAAACTTTAAACTTACTACAAGTCCAACAAATGAAAATATAGAACCAACCCAAAAATTTGGACTTATAACTGCTGAGACAGAATACAGTGCTGTTGGTACAAATGAGGTATGGCAGCAAACAAAAGTTGAAGCTGAAGATAAAATTACAATTCAATTGAGAAGACCAAGGAAAAAACACTATGACCCTCTCGCACAAACATTTATTGTAGGTGGTAATGTTTTAGACGCAAATGATGTAAGAGATTCAAATAAAGATTTGAATGGTGTTTTCATAACTGCAGTTGAAGTTTATTTTTCATCAGTGGATACTGTAACCAATGCTCCAATAAGATGTGAGATAAGATCAACTATTGCGGATGCAAGACCATCAACTGAGGTTATAGGAAGAAGCAAGACTCTTAGACCAAAAGGTACTGATGCAAATGGAAATGAAGTTACACTAATTGAATTTGATCCTGATCAGGCAAGTAAAGCAACCAAATTTACTTTCCCCGAACCAATTTATTTGGATTCTGGCAAATCTTATTCATTTGTATTAGTTGCACCAAGAAGTGTTGCTTATAATGTCTGGACAGGAAGACATGGTGGTGTTGCCGTAAATCTT